GGCTGAACGACATGGAGCGACCCAAGCCCTCGGCCATGCGACTGCCCATAATCGGTTTCCCGCCCAGTGGGTTAATCAGGTCGAACGTGATCTCGTCACCAGCAGTCTTTTGCAAATCCATGCAGCGAACAATCGGCATTTCGTTGCTCGACTGTTTGCGGATCGTGCTTTCTGCGTCGGCTTGCTGTGGCAGCTTGCCTGTAAGACGATTGAGCGTCGTGTTGCGCTGCATGTTTGCAGCAAAAAGACCAGCACTCTGCAATGTGATTGCAAGCGCTGCTCCATACGGAATGTTAGTAGCCATATAAAAATCTCCAGCGGTGGGACTGGCTACGCTTCACAGCGATGCCAAATCAAAAACGGGTTACAAGACCCGACTCAAAAGGGACATGATTTGCTCTGGAGACTTGCTCCCGAACTTGTTCATCAAATCCCTATCCGACATTTCCAGCATTGCTGATGCCTCGTCTACTGCTGCACTGGAGCCTGCAGGCATTGCAGACAGACTCATGGGCGGCGTAGACTTGGCTTTGTCAATTGCTGCCTTTGCAGCGGCTACCGTCGCCTGTTTGTCAACAGGTGGCGGCGTAACCGCTGCGGGTTTTTGCGAAGTTGTTGCGGCTTTGAATGCATCCAGTGCCTCGATGACTTGCTCGGCTGTTCCCTGCTGTAACGCCTGGACAATGCCTGCTTGTGCATACGATGGCTGCTTCTTAATCCACGCATCAAGCTCTACGCTCTGAGCGATGGATTCAGCATCTGGGTAAGCTTTGTGGATCGCATCGAAATGCGCCCGCTGCTTCGCTTCAAAGTCCCGCGCTTCCAGTTCTGCGCGCACACGTTCTGTGGCTTTCGCTTCGGCTCGCGCTTCTACGTCTGCCATCAATGCCTGTGTCCGCTTATCGACCAGGGATAAAACACCCTTGGCGATACCTGCTTCTGAGAAGTCGCCAAATGCTTTGGCCATCTCATCAGGGCTGATCCAGTCTGTGTCCTGCGTAGCATTGGTTGCAGCAGGTGTCTGACGTTGCGCAGCTTGTGCCTGCGCTTCTTCAAATTGCCTGCGTTGCTCATCGAGCAATTGCTTGTAGTGCTGCGCGGTATTGCGAGCCTCTACCAGTTGTTCATACGGGATGGTGTGGACACCATCTTTCGCTAGAACAACAGGTGTAGGCTCTGGCTCAGGTTCTGGAGTAGAACTGGTTGCGCTTTCAACAACTTCGCTTTTGGCTTCGGTTTCTGACTCGGTTGCAGCGTCGGGCGAATCGCTGCTTTGCGGTTGCTGCGTTTGTGCAGTACCGCTATCACCCTCTTGCAAGGCAAGCATCTGCATGGCTTGCGCATCGGTCAGTTGACCATCTACCTGGTTTGCCTCGAAATACTCGGCTTGATTCATCTTTTGTCCCGGCACTTATCGCAGTGCCCGCTGAAGGGACGAGTTAGGGGGCACATACGTCCCCGTCACTCTCCATTTAAAGGAATGCCACGCCATCCCGGCGTTGCTCTGTTGCGACCTCTCACGAGGATGCAAGCACAAGTTTCAAGCTATGTCAAAGAAATAGCAAACTCTGCAAATTCAGTGTCAATAATCGCCTAGGTTCACCCAGGTGATGTTCACCGTGCCAGATACAGTTACGCTTGCATTGGCGTCAATGTCTGTTGCACCGGCAACGGCCAGATTCAGGTACGCATCAACAGGCGTTGTAGTGCCATCGAACACGGCCAGCACACCAGAACCTTTGGATGTTGCACCGGCTACGTCAATTGTTGCGCTCGATGTGAATGTAGTTACCTGCACAATGTCTTGCTCGGTTGTAGCCAGGGTTGCGTTTGCCTGTGTCGTGGTGCCAACACCCCAGTTGCAAGTCTTGCTGGCATTGAGTGTGTCATCCAGGATGGATGTGGTTGTCACAGCGATGGCAGCAGTTGAGCCAAGCACCAGAATACGGCCTTCTGGGAAGTCGTAAATTTTCACCCCGCCGCCTTGCTCGGTATTGCGCATCGTTACCGGTGTTGCGGCAAGGGTGAGCGTGGTCTGATGCACGACACCTGTACCTGCTTCGGTGGCAGTGACGGTTGCACCATTCTTCACGCCGGCTGTTGATGTGGCGGACCCGAGTGCCGATGCTTTGACTTCGCCCACGGCGGTATACACGGACCATTTCGCACCGTCATAGACTGCAGATTCAAGCGCGCCCAGCGTGGCCTTGAATACTGTGTACGATGTGCCGTTGTTGACTTTGGATACTGTGATTGTGTGGGATACCGTATCGCGGTTAAAAACCGAAACGTTTTTGATTTCACGTGAAACAGTGCCCGTCGGCAATGCGCTGACTGCGGTTACTGCGGTTGCGCCAGTCAGTGCGCCAACGCTGTCCGCAAAGTTTTTAACACCAGTCTCGATGGTGTCAATATAGGAGGCTGAGTAGCTGGGTTCGGTTGTCGTAGCTGTAGCGTTGGAGACTGTTGTTGTTCCTTTCAAACAATGATGTGGTCAGAGTCCTGCTGGTGTATCAGCACTTGCAGGACCCGACAATTTTACGATTTATCAATCTTGGCGCATAGTATCCATACCGGCATTTGGACCATTGAATGCGCTCTGAGGTTTCATTGGGGTTGTAGGTGACGTATCGTTTTCAGATGGATCCACCTCTGACGCCGGTACGGATACATTTACATTTTGTGGGTAGTTCGGGTCTTGCCCCGTTGGATTGGGTGCCCTCCATCCAGCATTCATCATCACCACATCTGCTACAGGTGCAATGGCTGGGACAAGGGCTATTTTCTCCCCTGCTTGCATAGCAGCAAATGCCGATGCAACCCCTGTTGACACGGCCTCGGCGGTGAGTTTCTTGATTTCCGCCTCCAGCTTGTCCGGGTTGTAGCGGGCCAGCAGTTCCCGGTCCTTGTAGTCGCGCTCCCATTCCGCATGAATCTGCTCAGGCGATGGCTGCGACTTGACCTCTTGGATTGCCTGGATGATGTCCTGCTTGTTCGGTATGTCCATCAGAGACAGCAAGTGCGGCAGCGCCACGTCTTGATACTGTGGCGGCATGCTCTTGAATGCCTCAGACATAGCGGCCAGCTGCTGGGTGCGGAATGACGGTGTGCTCGGCACATCGTTCAATGCCACCTTCAGTCTGGTGCGCGCTACATCGTTTGTCAGGTATTGCACCTCAGTGTCGGAATCAAACGTCGGCTGATTGAGTGCTACATCCCTATCAGGCAGCACAGCATTGCCACGGATCGTGATGGTCTCTGGCTTGCCAACCATGTCCTCAATAATGAGTGAGAGCAGCAACTCGCCAACCTTCGTCCGGCCATAGCGGAAGTTGTCCATCAGGCTTGCGAGTGACTGAGTGGCCTGCTCGATCTGAGTGGACTCTTGCAGTCCGCTGGTGGCATTGCCACGCTGACCAGCGAATGCCGCCGTAATGCCAGATGCGCGCTCGATGCCAAGGCGAGCATCCATGAGCATCTTGTACTGCTGCTCGTTCAGCTGAAAATCGCGGAACACCTCGAACTTGGCGCCAGGCTGCGCCATGTGCTCGGCGTTGAGCACAATGTCAGCGTCTGGGCGGGCGATCTGCTGTCGGAACACCTCGTCTGTGTACGCTACCGCACCACGTGTGCGCTCTGTGCGAATGGCTGATAAGCCCCAGCGGATCTTGCTGATTGCGCTGTTGACGTTATCCTGCAGGTAGACCATTCCTCGCACGGACCCGAACGGCACGCCAGTACGGTCCTCACGGTGTCCCCAGAATGGCGCGTAAGGGAAGCCATGGTGTGGGTAGGGCGTAGGACCATCGTGCAGCTTGTGCGGTCCCATCCAGTAAGACCTGCGCATCTTTGCGATGATTGCGCGCTGTGGCTGGATCATCCCGGATGCGAGTGCTGTATTGTGCATGTCGTTGGTTTCGTCGTACTCAACAACGCGGCCATCGGGTGATTTCAGGATTACAACCTCGACCCAGCGGCGATACCATACCTCGAATAGGCATACACGGTTGTTCTCCGAGTCCATCCATTCCTGCTCTTCGATGCTTGACCCGCGTTGATCGTCCCACGATTTCGCCATATCGGTCGATGTACCTCCATCGGTAGCCAGCTCATATTTATCAGTCCAGCGGCCAGATGCGCGGTCTATCAGCTCGGCATGCTCTTGAAACATCAGCTTTGCCTGCGCCACGTCGACCCAGCGCCTGCGGACGAGGTAGCGCGCATCGCTCAAGTCTGGCTTCTTGCTCAGAAAATCCCAGTAGATTTCGTTGCGGTGTACTGTTTCGCAGCGGTACGGGAACGGCTTGAACGGATCGGTCTCGCGCACGACCTCAACCCAGCCAATACCGACACACACCTGAGTTTTGAATGCGTCTGAACACGCACGGTCAGCCCCGGATTGACGTTCTGCATGATTCAGCTTTTCATTCAGCGCATCTGCAACATCATCACCATCTGTGCCGTCGGCTGTAAGTCTCCAGTCTGTGCGGGTCTTGGCCTCCAGTCCAAGCACAGCCTCAATCGCCGGACCAATCAGCGGCTCGATGGCGGGCGGCATTCCGATTGCTTTCTGCCGCTGCAATATCTCGCTGTTTAGCTGGTTGCCGTCAACATATTCCATCTCCTTGTCAGCACGTGCGCGCCAGGATGGCTGGTTGCGTATCTCGGTGAAGAAGCGCTCGAACTGGCGCAGCGACAACCCGCCATCGT